AAAATTTTCCTACATCACAGGGGCGCAAGGGCCACTGGGGACCCCCCCGCATGTGCTGGCAATACCCCGCACGATTTGTGTCGAGTATAGTTATAGATATGAGTAAAAAGGATGCGTAGGGGATACCCTGTGGGGTTTACCCCGGCGGGCCTATGCCCATAGTACAGTCGGATTTTGATTTTGTCAAGAAAAAAAGTTGACACATGTGAGAAAAGACCCTATACTATTGTCGTGAGCCGCATTTTTATGTCGGACCACCCCACTACGCGACACTTCCGTTGTACTAACCCAGTGGTAGCGGACATGAGTGCGACTCACTCCTCCCTTTTTCTAAAGAAAGTGACACAATGTTTGAAGCTATGCTCCTTGTTTGCGCTCTCGCAACACCCGACAAGTGCGTTCGGTTCGATGATACACGCGGTCCCTACGAAACATACGACGAATGCAAGACCAGATCGTATGAAATGGCGGAGGGAGTAGCCGGAATGTTCCCTGTTCCGGCCACATACAGCTTCAAGTGCATAGAAAGAGACTTCACGTGAACCTTCTACCCCAGCAAACACCGAAAAAACGGGAATTGACGCCCCAACAGACGCAATTTCTCGACATTCTCTTCGAAAACGGTGGAAATATCACTGCTGCAGCCGTAGATGCGGGCTATTCTAAGGGAAGTGCAGCATGGTTACGCAAAACTTTAGCTGATGAGATCGTAGATCGCACAAAAGACATACTGTCTATGAACGCCTACAAGGCTGCTGTGCGCCTCGTAGACACAATCGACAACCCCGCCCCAGAACGCGGTGATGATTTGCGTCTCAAAGCTGCTGAGAGCCTTCTCAACCGTGTAGGTGTGAAGCAACAAGAAACAATAAATCACAATGTCACGGCAGTTCACGGTGTAGTTTTGCTGCCACCTAAGAAAGAGGTCATAATCGATGGCTGATGAAGTGATGACTCTTCTCAGTGGAAAGAAACCTGCACGTCGCGTGTATCAAGATGAGCGTATCGTGCTAACAATTACCCGGGACGATGGTACGAAAGCCACCGTTAAGTCCACTGGCGTTGATAATCGGGGACGACACTTCTTTACTGCGTCTGATCACGCTCGTGCTGACTTTAAAAAATCAGGGAACGTACCTTTCAATTTGTCACAAGCTATGCCTATCGATTATGCAGGCTCTGACCGCAAGGGACGTGCTGATCTTCTAACAAAAGAAGTCAGTGATGACGTAATCAACAAACGTGCAGCAGAAGCACGCGCTACTTACGAAGCTACTCAAAAAGCAAAAGACAAAGAGAAGCGAGAAAAAGCAAAAGCTAAAACGAAAAAGAAATTAAAAACTGTGCCCGGAGGAAGCACTCGGGGCGGAGGCGGCGGCGGCATGCTGAAGCTCGTAACGGATAGGCTCCCAAAATTATCAAGAGGCGGAAAAGTCAATCGTGGAAGATCAGCAGGATCAAGCGCCGAAAAAGCGCGGTAGACCCCCCCGCGACCCTAACGCACCTAAAGCCACGTACAACCTGTCTACAAAGGAACGTGCCCGACGTGCTGCCCAAAAGAAACTCAACGCAGCAAAGCGTCGTGCCAAGAAAACAACGAAAGCAGCAGAAGACAAAAGACGCTACGCTCGTAGACTCGAAGAAAACATAGGAAAAGTGGAGAAGGCACTTGTCGGTAAAGAAACTAATGTCATCGATCAGGGCGACCTCGCAGAACTTCCTGCAGCCGTTTCAGATTTGGTTGATGATGCTGAAATCGTATTTAAGCCGAATGAAGGACCTCAAGAAGAATTTCTTAGCGCGGGTGAAAGAGATGTACTCTACGGCGGCGCAGCCGGGGGTGGTAAATCTTTCGCTCTCTTGGCCGATCCTCTGCGCTTCTGTCATAACCCTAGTCATCGTGGGCTTCTTCTTAGGCGTACTCTCGACGAGCTAACCGAACTCATCGACAAGTCACGTCAACTGTACCCCAAAGCTTTTCCGGGTGCGAAGTTTCGTGAATCTAAGTCAACGTGGGTTTTTCCCTCTGGTGCAACGATCTGGTTCACTTACCTCGACAAGGACAAGGACGTAACTCGTTTTCAGGGTCAGGCATTCAACTGGATAGGCATCGATGAAATTACTCAGTATCCTACGCCCTATGTCTGGGATTACTTGCGTTCTCGCCTTCGTACTACTGATTCTGAACTCCAGCAACACCTGTACATGCGCTGCACAGCCAACCCCGGAGGAGTGGGTGGTTGGTGGGTCAAGAAAACCTACATCGAAGGAACTCCCGAGAATAAGCCTTTTCCTGCCTTCGATATAGAAACAAAGAAACCGTTTCTGTGGCCTGCTGGTCACGAGAAAGCAGGTCAGCCGCTCTTCTTCCGTAAGTTTGTTCCTGCGCGACTGACCGACAATCCCCATCTGATGGCAGACGGCCAGTATGAGGCCATGCTCAGATCGCTCCCAGAAGTCGAACGGAAGAGACTTCTCGAAGGGGATTGGGACGTGGCGGAGGGAGCGGCCTTCCCCGAGTTTTCAAGAACACGACATGTTGTCGAGCCATTCGATCTTCCGACAAACTGGCCTCGTATACGAATGGCTGACTATGGATACGCAGCACCCTCGTGTGTCCTCTGGGGTGCAATCGACTGGGACAACAATATCTGGATATACAGAGAATTATACGAAAAACACTTGACAGCAGAACAACTGGCTGATAGAATACAAGAAGCGGAACAACTAGACCCGCCACCACACTACACGGTCCTCGACTCGTCTTGCTGGAACAAGACGGGCTTTGGGCCGTCTATAGCAGAAGTCATGATGCGAGCGGGCGTGCGCTGGACGCCTGCAGACCGCAACCGTATTCAGGGGAAGATGGAGATACATCGTCGTCTTGCTGACGATCCCTACACGGAAGAGCCGCGACTTCGTTTCTTCTCCTCGTGTCAGAACATCATTAAGCAGATTGCGGGCATACCCCTATCTAAGACAAACAGCGAGGACGTAGATACGAAAGCAGAGGATCACGCATATGATGCCCTGCGCTACGGCCTGATGACACGGATGAGTGGATACGCTTCTATACACCAGCAGCTAAACTCAATCAAGAATCACGTGCATCAAGTTCAAGACGAAGTATTCGGATACTAATCTATGGCACAGCCTAAAAAACCTAAAAAGGGAACTACTCCGTACGGCCCCATCCTGACGGAGATAGAACTCGCTGAGAAGGCGAGGGATGGAACTCTCACCGTTGGTGAGGCCATAGATTTTGCACAAGCCAATGCTAAGAGGCTACACCCGACTGCTAAAACCTACGAAGGGAACATGACTACCCTAAGAAACCACTTGGAACTCTTAGACATTAGTCCTGATACTCCCTACAAGGATATGCCGGATCAAATCTACAAATTCACTGTAGAGGGCACCCCTGAATTTGATAGCAAAGGAAAAGAACTAAAACCTGCAAACAGAATTACTCCCTTACAAACTCTAGAGTCGATTCTGAGAAAGGGAGAACAAACTCCTTTTGAAAGATACGGCATAATAGGAGTTACAGACTCCACGACAGGTGTTAAAATGTATCCGCAGCTTGTCGGGGCAGGCACGGGAGCAGGGGGACAAAGAACAAGTCTGGCACAGACCAGACAGATGAGGGGCGTGCTTCCTCAAGATACTTTTGTGCAGATGTACACTACCGCGCTACCTAAGATCGTGGAATCTCACGGACAGGCGGTTGCGGATATAATGCAGTATCACGCCACTACTTTTAATCGTCCTGAACAACTTTTAGAACTTAAAAAATCAGACGTATTTATACAGGGAGATCAAATAACAGTCAGGGGTAAGGAGGCTGTTGACAACAAGGGACGACCAGAACTTAGCTACAAAGTAGACTCTCCGATGGGACAGTTGTTACAGAGAAATCTTAACAGTGGCACCTCAGAGTTTCTATTTGATGTAACTGAAACAGAAATGGATCAAGCATTTGCTAGGCACATTACTCCGCAGCTAGAACCATACTCAAATATACTTCCTGTAATTGAGGATAAATCACGTAATGCAGCGGGTCAAGTCATTAGAACGGAAAGACCTGTTCTTACAAAATCTGTTGTACGACACATTGTACCTACATACTTTATAGATGAACTCGGAGTAGACGAACGTCTCGTAGATGTTCTTATGGGTCACAAGAAGGCTTCGACGCTGCGTAAACACTACGCAGGCATGAGAACTAATGTTGACCTGCCAAAGATACTAGAAAATCCTTCAGATTTTGCAAGAATGGGTTTCAATCAAAACCCTAATACCATAAACCTAGACAATTTAAGTGACGAACAAAAAGAAAATATAGCTAAGGATCAGCTTGAAACACTTACAAAAGAGGCAAAGGCTGCGCAGAAAACTGCTGATGCCGATATTGCTGAAGCAACAGCCAGAGAAACAAAAGCAAAAGCTGCTGTAACACCTGAAGAAATTCAAAAAGCTGCAGAAGTTGATGAAGCACTTATCAGAGCCGATGAGACAAGAAAAGAAAATGAAAGAGAGATCAGGAGACAAGTCCGCGCTGAAATCAAGGCATCAAAACTAGACGCCACAGGAGACACAGCAGCGGGTAATCCCAGTGAAAGAACTCTGGCTAGGATGGAAGAACTTGGACTCCTCGACGACGTTCCTGCGGAAGAGCCACCTGAACCTGATCCACCGAAGCGCCGCAGAAGAAGAGCAGCGAAGAAGGCAGCGACAGCAGCAGGCACAACAGCCGCCACTATGGCAGCTAAAGCTGCAAAGGCCGCAGGGTTTATTGTTCCCGGACCCGATCCGTTTGAACTCGGTGCAGGTGTCTTAGACGCACAGCTATCACCGCCGGGAGAAAGTGCTGCTGACATCGCAGTCGAACGGGGTCAGAAGTTTGTAGGTGATTTGTTAGGCGTTGAGGCTAAACGCGCCGAAAGTATGTCTGATCTATTTACAAAAGAAACTTTAGCTGAAACCGCAGGCGGTATTGGTGGAATCTTAGCCGACTACGCCACACTCGGAACCGTATCAGGCACGGGTCCGTTCGACAGAAGCACCGGCAGCATCAGCGGAAGAAACTTACGCGCTCAACAACTACGAGAGCGACAAAACGCCGAAGAGGGGTTCGTTAAGCGACCCGGACTCGGCATACCTAAACCCTAACGGAGGAAGAAATGCAAAACCTGAACATGGGCGAAGCATATATCATGAATGCGGACAACACATCTGTAGATGATCAGATGGGTGCAGACAAACTGTACCGCGAAGGTCTTGAGTTTGACACTCGTGCAAAGACCGATGTTCTCACTGAGGATATGCCCAAGAAGCAAACCAAGCCTACTGTGGAAGCTTCGCTGTTTAAGATGGCAGACGAACGCGACTACTAAGGAAGCGACATGGCCGATAATTTTCTAGAGCCGGACGAAGAACAAGCGATCCCGATCATAAACCCTGATGAGCAGATGCCCGGACTTGCGGGTCACATCAAGGCTAAGTTCGACGATGCTGAGAACGGAAGGTTTTCGTACGAGCAGAGATGGCTGCAAGCGTACAAGAACTTTCGTGGAATCTATGACTCTACGACAACGTACCGCGACAGCGAAAGGTCTAGGGTGTTCATCAAGATCACCAAGACCAAAGTCCTTGCTGCATACGGACAAATTATCGACATTCTATTCGCCAACAAAAAGTTTCCACTTGTAGTCGAGTCAACTCCGATGCCTGAAGGTATCGAAGAGTTTGCTCATATGCGTACGCCTCTAGATGACGCTGTAGATCAACCGGCTGATCCCTATGGATTTCCGGGGGATGGTCGTCAACTCATGCCCGGAGCCATGCGTGCGGATGAACCGCACCGTCTGGGATCGTACGGAAAAGACTTCGGTGACATGCTCATTGCAGGCAAGTCACGTGTGGGAT